ATTGTGAGGATTGAGAGGTGAATGATATGTTAGGTGTTACAATAGGTGCTTTAATAGGCATACTTATATGTTCTTTATGCACATCAAATAAGATAAACGATTTATATATTGAAAACTATTATCTATTGCGTAGATTGGAGGAGTTACAAAATGAGATTGCAAACAATGTTAACGGCGAAAAGCACGATAAATAAGAAATACGCTACTGTATTCGTAACAATCGACAGAAAAACAAGGATTGCATATATAAATGAGAGAGGGTACAGAGCACTAAAGAACAAGCTAATACATTGGGAATTTGACAAAGAAGAATTAAGAGCTTTAGGAATATTTAAAATAGAATATAATTAAAGAGGGCTATAATCCCTCTTAATTATTTGTTGGTGAGTTAATCCACCACGCATTGCCTACATAGTATATAGTAGCGTACCTACCTCTATAACTTTCAGCATTAACAACTGTCACTCCGTAAGAGTCCTTTACAATGCCCGTACAGTTATTATCAAAGTACGCTTCAAATTTATTGATACCCAGATAATCAGAATATTCTCGTGGTAAAATAACTTTTGAACAATCACCTTTAAATTGAATAATTGTAGGAGATACATCATTGTTTCTAATGAAACCGACTCCATTTCCCTGTGATGATGCAATCGGTAGAAATTCCGTAACCCACCCACCTCTGATATAAACAGGATTTTTTATTGTAAAGTTATCAGGAATATTCAAGTCACCTCTTATGTTAATATTGTATGTTTCCTGCGATATTGTTAAATGGTCGGTTCTAAATGACCCTGTTAAATAGATGTTTTTGCAATTCTGCAACGTTTCAATCCACTTGTTTGTAACATCTGCTGTCCTTGCATTGTTTATATAAACGTAAACAACATTTTTAAATTTAAACCATGTTTCCGCACCCTCACATGATACGTCATTAAAGTAAAAACCTGACAGCATATTTGTTACAAAAACTTCATCAACCCTATTAGGACAATTTATGAATATTCCATTTGGATATAAACCGCCAATAACGTGTAATTCATTTACCCAACCGCCCTTGTCGTTGTTTGTTACATACAGAGAATTTGTAGATGCTCTTACATCCAAGCAATGTAATGTTACATACTGCGACCAATCATACCTTTCCAAAGATGCAATTTTAATTCCGTAATTACAAGTTTTTGCATTGATATACCCAAAATTATAAATAATCTCTTGAGCATTTTTAATGGAAATAAGAGCGTCTAAGCTTTTATCAGTGAAAATCGTTGAACCAGAAAAGTCGGTTTTGAAATCACTGCCAGAAACTTTTGCTTCATTTGTTCCGCCGAAATCCAAAGTTGTTTCTACATAATAATTTCCGTAACCTACAAGTTTAAATTTGTGTTTTCTCGTGGAATTACTTTTACAAAGCGTCAGGGCATTATTAAAAGCCACCGCATTATTAGCTGGTTTTGTAACATAGTCCCCAGTAGCATTGCTAACGACACCTAACTGTTCAACGGAAATTACATCATTGTACAGCATATTTGCAAATAATCCGTTTGCTGTTTTTTCGAAAACCCCCGTGTTCTCAAAAGCACTGTCTGACAAGTAATAAGTTGCACCACCATTGTCGCCGACTTTGTGATATCCTTTTGTAACAATAACCTGCCCTACTTTATATTTTGTAGATTTTTTAAGTTCTACGCAAGTATCTACGCTTGTTACAATTCCCAAAGAACTCGTGATTATTGCTTCTAACTCCCCGTTATCCAGCATAACTTTTAACTGTTTCTTGACTTCTGCGGAAATGTCTACTGCTACGTGGTCTAAAAAGTTTTCAATTAGTTCTCTAATCTCTTCCCACTTCTTATCTACGTCCACCCATTCTCTCACTAACTCTTTCATTTTTTCAATTAACCAATCCAAATTCATTTCATGGAAATTGGTGTAAGGAAACACTTCAAAACTCATAATCATTCTCCTTTCTTAATAAACAGCAAGCGTAAAAGCATCTTCAAATTTGCTTGCGATATAGTCATATATATCAAAGTTAGCAACTTCCCTTTCGGATTGTATCATCTGTTGGGTTGTTGTAACTCCAATATTCCCGTGAATTTTTCCACTATGCACTGTTTCCCCGTTCCCCTGCACAGTATCAGTATCATTGTTCGTGCTTTCAGTACGTGTGTACGGGTTAAAGCTCGTGCTGTCGAACGCATATTTACTTTCCGTACTTGTTCCATTTCCTTTCGTACTGGAATTACTTGTACTTTCTGTTCTATCCGTCCATTCTTCTTTTCTGTCGTAGTTTTCAATAGGATTGTATTCTAAATCCAAAGTTTCCGCAAGTTTATCAAACTCGTACTTTTTCGCTCTAAACCATGCCCGAACTGCTGTTTCCATGAAAGCAGGGCTCGGATACATGACCTCATTTTCCCCTGCTTTAAAGATTATAACCTCCAACAACGTTTCGTAATCCACGTTGTTGGGCAGTTCCACACCTTTAATAATTTCAGGGTAATTATTCAGCAATCCCCACAGTGTTATTTTCGCCATTCTGCTTTACTCCTTCCCTGAATTTAACAGACAATTTAAGTCCAAACATCTTATTAACCTTTTCACATCCGATTTTTAATTCTTCTAACCATTCCTCAGCTAGCGAAAACGTGTCCGCATTGTTTGCATTAACTTCATCCTTGACTAGTCGCTCTCTCTTTTCGGTGTTTGCATTTGGAATACCAACTAAAGTGTTAAACTCGTCCATAATCGACTTTTTAGCAATAATTAAATCCTGAACGATATAATTTTGTTTCAAGTTTTGAATGAAGAAATCCCACTTTTCTCCACCGTCTTTGTAAAATACCGCTGGATTTCCTGAAATAATTTCGTCATAGATTTTCTTCATTTTTTCCGCTTCCGCTTTACTGTTTACGCCAAAAGCAAAAGCAACTTTAGTGTTCAAAAGATTGACACCGATAGATTTGTCACATTCAGCAAGGAGTTCCGCATAGTTGTTTACGATATCCATTATACCGCACCAATCTCTTTTCAACTTTATAACTTCGCATTGTTTACCGATTTTAAGCGTGTAACTTCCTAATATCGGGCTAGCGATGTATGCTGTGTTAGGCTCGTAATAGATGTCATATCCTGCCGGCGTAAACATTTGCGGTATTACTCCAAAACGATTTGTATTTATCACACATATCGCACCGTTTACATATATACAATTTTTAAAATAATCTAGCGACCATTCTTTCGGTACAGTCCACTCAAAGACTGACATTGCTTTAGTAAGCAAATATTTCTTATAAAATTCTACATTGTACGTCCCCCATGTATGTACGGTACTGGGGTTCACTTTAGTGTTGTAACGTGCTATTCCATCAAAGTCCACAGGATAATTACTCAATATAAATTCCTCCATTCACGTAGTTATTAACTTCTATAATTTCTTCTTCTGTTGCAGATAACGGAATGCTTGCGTTATCACAAATAGCAAAACCACCACCTAGACTACCGAGAGTTTGTCGTTTACAATGTATATAACCCCTATCTTCTGGATTTAATACATTAGCTCGATAAAATGTTGCTGTAAGCTTCACATCCTTTTCAAAATCCATAATGCTTCTACAACCATTTCCGCTTTTTGTTTCAATTTTGGGCATTGCGTTTTGTACTGCACTGTAAACTCCATGTACAGCGTTTACAACACCACCAACGGACGGACGGGCACTTGCAAGACTACCAACACCACTAAATGCACTATTTACAATATCCGTTTTACTTTGTGCAAGAGCGACGGGACAGCCCATTTGTCCCTCTATTCTTTTAAACACTGTACCACTTCCACTTTCCATTATGCTTTCATCACCGTAGCCGAGTTGGCATTGTGCCTTTCCAGTTGCAATATCGACAACAAATTTGTATGAAATAACATCTGCACTGTTAATAATGTTACTATCCAACGGGATAGTACCAAAGAAAGGAATATATATTTCATATTGCCCAAAAGTGCCGTTTCTGAAATCTCCGTTAGGATACATTTTCGGTATCCTGACCCAAAGCTCACCACTTGTAAGTGAGTTTCCTTTTAACGGGACACCTTTCATTTCCTCGCTTTCGAACCATCCAAAGTCGATTTTCTTTGCTTCTTGCAAACTGTGAGAAAACGGAAACCACATAGCCGACGTTACATATTCAAAGGGATTAAAGAAACTCTTAACAACGTCTTCCGATATCACACCCGCAAAAGTTTCTTCCGTGAACATGAAATAATTAAAACGTTCCATCTGTCCTAACGACAAGTCAAAATAAGTAATTGCTTCTTCTCCATTTTTTCCAGCTATTCCTAAAACAAAAATCCCTTTTGTGTCAAGTGGCATCCGTCCTGTTTCTATCATAATCTCTGGGTTCGCTTTTGCGATGCATTCTCCGTCCACTAGGTCAATAACATTTGAACGACTCCAACGCTGTACAAACACATCCGCATTTAAGATATCATCTTTGTAGCTTGCCAATACGTCCACAGCCATGTAAACTCTGCACATTGTACCGCTTTCCACTACTACATTAGTAATGTAGTAATATCTTTTAAATTCTGTAATATAAGCATAATTGTAATCAGGGATTTTCCCCATGTCCACAAGAATTACAGGTTTTGTAATACTGCAAAACTCCTTTAAAGTCCCATGCTTGTAAGAAACTCCACCAAAAGCCTGTTTCGTACTATTTTTTCTTTTACTGAATTTATAAAAAATTACTTCCATGTAGATTTCGAGGGGACGTTAAATCCCCTCTACCCCCTATCTTTGTTAGTCTAACAGTAAAACAACACCGTTTTCTGTAAAATCGTTCCAGTATCTATCTGTGTAGTGCCAGAAGATATTATGATAACCCCCTCTTGCATTAAAAGGTGTAGGAGCAGACCAGCTATTCACAGTGGTATAACCCAAAGCTTCCTCGTCAAAAATTACACCAAAAAGGTGTGGTTCTTTGATTGCGCTTGTTGGCTGTTTTAAAGTTCCTGTTTTGTCCATGTAAATAGGCTTAATGTCAATATCAGCAGGTTTATCAATATTCTGCCAAAAATTCACTAACTCCAAGTCAGTCATTTTCATATACTTATCGTTAAATAAATCTGACAGAACGGATGTTTCCATTAAATACTGCTGTGGGGCAAGCAAATATACTTTCTGTTTTGAAAGTGGTGTATGACGCATAATCTCTTTCTCAGTAACGTTAGTATGGAATTTTTTACTTCTCTCAGTCATGAGATTAGAAATTGCTTTAATCCTAGCGACAACAAACTTCATAAATGACGGGAAATTCTCTGGTTTATATACGTCTTTATCGTTTAAAGTCAAACCTGTCAGTTCATTGTATTCCGTAAGCAAATGAATACGGTTATTTACTTCATCCACATTAGCAAGCTTTCCGCCAACGTAATTAAGAATACACATTCTTGCCATGCTTTCATGCCCCTGCTCAATCATGTCAGAAACATTACCCATAAGCATTGAAATAAATCTGCCGAACTCTTCCTGAGAGGAAAAGGCTACATCTAACTGGTCTTTAAAAATTGTGGTCTGACGCTGGAAAGCATTTGCACCGTAGAAGTTAGTCTGTAATACAGTCGGTTTTTTAACAACGTACATATCAATACTTTCACCGTCTGTTAATTTCTGTCTGTCATCGTCCGACCAGTCACTGTCTGCAATGTTTAATTTGCGTGTGATGTTTCCGAATTTCTGGCTTGACACGTTAATACCCTTAAATTTACGAGAATACGGTCTAACAGAAAAGATTGTAGATGACAGAACCTGTGAAATAGCGTTAATAACAGGGTCGTATCCAATTTTTAACGGCAACTGTGCTACTGTTGCAAAGTTATTTCCGTCTACTGTTGCTAAAGCAGTGTTTCCTGTTGCCTGTTTAACCACTGCATTTAAAATTGTACTAACCTGATTGATACTTAATTCATTAGCTGGCATTATTTTTCACCTCCGAGAAAATCTTTCATGACACTTTCTACGGTGTCAATCGGTGCACCAACATTCATTCTCTGGTTAAGAGTCTGCATATCAGCAAGCATCTGTTTTTGTGTTTCATACAACATTTTATAATCAACCTGTGGCTGTACCTGTGGCTGAACCAATGCTGGTGTCTGTACCTGTGGCTGAGCCAATGCTGGTGTCTGTACCTGTGGCTGAACCTGTGGCTGTGTTGGACTAACCAACTGCATAATCTCCTCTTTCGTAAACCCTGCGTTTACTAACTTAACAATATCACTTGTTTGCATTGTTTTTTCCTCCTATTTTTAACAATTCCACCTAAGTATTTTTTCCAAAGGGGGCTGGTCGGTGGTGTAATTCCACCCCCGTATAAATATCTTCTTACTTCCATTACTGGATATGGATGTCGGTAGTTGCTTGTTACCTTTAAAGTCGGACCCCAACCTGAGCCATGACCGACCTGTTTATTATCTCCGAGAAACATTTCTACGTGTTCGCTTTGTCCTCCTAAAGTACCATAGAAGATTAAATCACCTCGCATGATTTTACTCTGTTCCTCTAAAGGGACAGTATGCCAATCTGGGTTCGTGTTCGTCCAAACCAGTTCACCATGGTTTCGCTGTTCTTCTGTCCATGTTCCAATAAAGGTATCGCCGTAGATTTCAAATGCTTTCCACATTAGAGAGGAACAATCAGAATGACCAGTCGGCAAATTAAAAACTTGTGTTCGCAATACTGCGTCCTGTGAATAAAGGTTCAATCCCTTATGCCCGTTGTATTCTACTGTTCTCCCCATGATTGCTTCAATCACTTTTTCCAGTTTTCCACCTACTAAATCCTTTATCAAATTAAAGTATCTTTCGGCTGCTGTTCCTCTTTGCGGTTGGTTTTCATTCGCTGGACGCTCGTAAGAACGGATAAACACTCTTGCAAGGTTAGTCGGGGTATCAGTGCTTTTAATGTATTCGGCAAAAGATAGTCCATCTCGATTTATCCATTGCCCCTGATTAGGACTTTGTGTGTCCCATTCGACCTCATACTGCAACCGCTGTAACTGTGCGTTTCCGTCTTTGTAATTTAATCCTTTACTGTTGCACCAGTTTATTAACTTTGTTGCTGGTGTCCATTGTGTCAACCCAAAACCTCTGCTTGTGTTTCCTTCATTCAGACTTTCCCACAAACCGGGGTTTATGTTAGACTCATATTGCATATTACCTAAAGTCCCTGCAATAGCGTTGTGAGTCCATCCAAATTCTAAAAGTATCTGAGCAACAATTAGAGCGTTGTTATCCATTTCGGACTGTGAGAGATAACGGTTTCCTGATACCCAAGGCATTATGTCGGTACTCCGTTATCATTTTCTTTTTTAATTTTAAAGTAATTTTCGTATCCCTCTCCACCTAATTCTAAAATGCGAAATCCGCAGTACCAAGGTGTGTTCGGTGCGGTTAAAGTAATTGTCTGTGGTAACTTCCCGTTTAATTCGGGGAACTCAATTATAAATTGTTTGTTTGCTTCTAAGTTTGTATCGTCCAAATTGACTAACTGCGTTGGAAGCAACATAATTTTCTTTATACCTCTTTTACTTTTACCTTTTAAAGTAAAAGTAGGAGTGACGTTAGACAACGTAAAACTGATAATACTCATTATTTCACCTCACAATACTTTCTCCATGTTTTTTCATCGCCGTTAAAATAATTCTGGTCGATGCCATCTGCACTGTACTGCCACATTGCGTAGAATGGATAGACTCCAATGTTTGGCTTTTTTACCCCGTAGTGTGCAACCCAGAGTCCATAGTCCCTATTTAAGACTTTCTGTAAATACTTTGTGTAACTTCCTTGTGTGTAAATCAAGGGACGAACACCTGTTCTTTCATAAACATAGTCAAGCCAACGAATAGCCCATGTAATGGGATAGTTTAATGCTTTCCCTTCCCAATCCAAAGCAAAAATCGCATAGCCTGCGTGGTGTCCGACTTTGACGAGGAAATGCTGTGCTTCCTGTTCTGGAGAATTGTTTTCAGGTCTTGCGTAATGATAGAAACCATAAATTTTATTTCTGTCAGGCTTTCCGTCTTTTGCTCCATGTAATCGGTCATAAAAGCTATCAAGAGATTTATCAGTAAAAGTTCTGCCCTCTGTTGCTTTCATCATTACCCCGTCAGCGTTGTACTTTTCCAGATGCGCCAAGTCTACAAGCCCTTCTTGCCAATTACTTACATCAATAATCCGTAACATCTTCACTTCCTCCCAACTTTTCCGAGAGCTGTGTAAGTGCAACAGTTAAATCTTTAATTGCACTTGTAAACATTTTGCTTTCCTCTCTGTGTAATTCCTGTTCACGATACAGAAGATAACCTAGCGCACCGACACAGCAGATAGGAAAACCAACATTGCTAATTGCATTCGTGACTACTGTCACAATTTCATTCATTTCGTTTCCTCCTTTCCATAAAGAACATGAATTTCATGCCCTTTAGGAAAAAGAGGAAGGTTTAGGTGCTCCCACCCGTGAACGGCTTTCCGAGCCTTGAGTTGTTCCCTTCCTCGATTATTATAATAACACATTACACATAATTTGTAAAGGACTTTTTTACCCTGTAATTCTGATAAATTATTTTTCTTGCAACATAAGCATTATATAAGTATCTCATGCGATTTCGTAAAGCCATTGTTTCGGCTTCTGTGCTTTCATAGTCTACTCGTCCTGTTGTATTCTTTGTTACATAGAATTCAAATCGGCTTTTATGTTTCCAAACTGCAAAGTCGTTACAAGTAAATTCCAGTCGGTATTCATTCAGGTTTTTGACTTCTATGTCGCTAAAGTCATTATATGCAAACTTGTTTTCAAGTGCCATTTCATAGAATTCTGTACCTGCCGTAAGCTTGTATAAAGCTGTTTTTGATTTCTTTTCGATATAGTCGCTATCTTCCATTAGCATTAAAAATAAATTTCGATTTCTGTTGTTATAAAATTTCTTTCCTTTTCTCTGCATACCCTCTATCACTTCAATTAAACCAAGTGTTTCTAGAATTGGAATTGCAATATTGTTTGTATTTCCTAACAAAAATACTTGTACTGGCTTTTCTCCTTGCAGTTCCCTGTTTCGATTTACTGTTTCGTACATATTAAAAAATGCATCATCTTCATTTTTAATCCCTCTTACGTGTAATTCAGGATTAAATTCATCAAATATAATTACTTCCACATCTGGTGCAGAAAAACCACGCATACTTGCAAAGGTACTTAAAGGACACATAAGCCCTACACTTTTCTTTTCATCTTCAAGTCCGTTTGTAACTGCATATATATCATCATCAAGTGGTTCAACTTCCAAATTCCAATCAGGATAATCTTTATTCAGGGGTTCAAAAGGAGATAAGGACACATCTACTTTCTTCTTTGCAATACGCTGTATCTCTTTTTGTGTTCTTCTTAAATAGATAAATTTCTTTCCGTTCTTTATACAATCTCTCAAACAAGTATATGTCTTTCCTCCACCGCGATTTCCTAAAATTATATTAAACACATCTAATTTATTTTCTAATGTTTCTAAGTTTAAATACATAACAGAAAAGGCGGTCACTTGACCGCCGCTCCTCCTTTCTTATTTCAAGGTAAAGGTTGTTGCTGTTCCTCGTCCTACTTTCAATTCACCAAACTGAATAGGAATACCAGCTTTGATTTCTTCTTCTGTTGTAAACTGTTCTAACTGTCTTACTCTGTCAGCAATTACAATACTTTCACCAGAATAGATTTCCCCGTCAACAATCATTAAAGAGATTGTTTTTGTTTCAATTTCGCCAGTTGTTTTATTTGCTGACTCTGTATCGTATACTGCGTAGCCAGTAAGAATTCCTTCAAGTTTTCCGCTACCTGCTTCTTTAAATCCTTTTCCTGCCTGTGCGTTAAAGATGTCCTTTGCTGTTACGTTTACCATAATTTTGTTGTTCATGTTGTTTTCCTCCATTTAATTAGATATAGTGTTATTCTTTCTTAATAAATCTGTTTCTTTGTTACAAGTATATAATAGCACAATTAAATCATAATGTCAAGATTATTTTCAATAAAACTTTCAAAATCATTTGTCGTATTTAACTTGTAAGTGCTATCAGTAATTGCAATGTTACTAGCATTTAGTATTTTACAACCGTTTACTGTAATATAATGTGGTCTTTCTTCATTGTATCGGTGTACTGTTCTGCCACAGTTGTAGAATGTAAATCCTCTTTTAAACTGTTCAATCGGCTGAGTGTTTTCTTCTTTTGCTTTTTCAATCATTTCTTGTGCACCTAATTTTTTAGATACACCAGAAATTGTTATATGAAAAGTATCGTCATCTTCCGTATAAGCGTATTTCTTCGCACCCATTGTTATAAAATCTTTACAAGTATCCTCTTGTTCAAATACTCCTAGATAATAACGTTCACCGTTAAAATCAACGTATGCTTTATGTTCCTCTGCTTCTTTCTTTATTTCTTTATTTAATCCGTCTAAAATGTTGTCTGGTACGTCTACACACTTATTACTGTCTGTGTCAACGTAGACTGTGTGACTTTTAGTCAATCTTAAAGATTTTTCTAACTGTAATCTTGCATGGGCGGTAACCCAAATTCCCCATTGGTAAGGCAAAAAACTATTATAAGAGCGATAATATTTATCAAGTGCTTCATCTATATCTTCTGTTTCTTTTACCCATCCTACTGTTTCAGAATATAACATTATTTCACGTACAGGGTCTGTGCAAGCCATGCCAAAAATTGCATTTAATAAACTCTTACTCTTCACGTACAAGTAAGGGTCTACTTTCTTTAAAGTAGTCTTATTATAAAAGTAAGTCATAATTTCATCTTTTAATTCTTTTGGTAGTTCTCCTCGTTTCGCTATGTAAAAATCGGAAATAGCAAACTTTTCATAAGTGTATTCAGAATTGATAATGTCAAAGTCAATTTCCGTAACTGTCATGCTAACAGCTTCTGCTTCAACTACACGCCCGTTAAAAATTAAAGGGTTCATTTTCTTTAGACACTTATGTTCCGATATATACGGCACGGGAACTTCTTTCTTTATCTTTAATCCGATAAAGTGTACCCTGAATAAACAACAATACTCTTTTAAATATTTTTCAAAACTTTTCATACTAGGTTTTGCTTTTGTAAAACATGAAACAGGATAATATTTCATCATCATTACGGCTGGATAAGAACTTGCAATATCAAAACATTTCACATTATGCTCTATCTGTTCTACGTGCAAAGCGTTTCCGTGTGTGTTTCCTCCCCGCATAGCTTCTTTTAATAAAGTGTAAGTTTCCTTATTTAAACGTGTTTTTAAAAACAGTTCTCTATTCGCTTTGTTTTTTCGCATTGCTAAACGGCAATTTCTTCTTACATATCCTGTGCTTGTGTAAGGTATTGTAATCATTGTATCATCTTCTAAAGACTCTAACAATCTTTCGTGCAATCCTACTACGTCGCAATAGCAATATGTTAATTCTTCATCCGTCAAGACCGTGGTAGGAGTTCTTAACACTTTATAGTCAAAGTGTCCTGCTTGTTTTAAGTGTTTCACGTTCTTTCCGCTTTCGCAAAACTTTTCAAGGTTCATGTTAGATAAGTAAAACGAACAACGAAATTCAATATTTTCATAAGTGCATCTTAACACTTTATGTGCATCTACTGCAAATACTTCTTGCCAATTCAAAAAATCTTTAATAAATTGAAATTCATAAGATAAATAATGAACATAAAATACTACCTTTATATCTTCATCATTGTATTTAACAACATTGTCCATAAATTCAACAAATTCTTCCCAACGTCTGCCACATATAGCCTTTCCGTTGTACCAAAACATAAAAATGTACATAAAAGCATAAGGTTCTTCACAATCTACTGTCGTACTTTCAATGTCAAAAGTGTTCGGATAATTGTAATATGCTTTCTTATTATTTCTTGCTTTACTATATACTATATCACAGTTCATAGCATAATCTAACGGGGTAAGGTCTTTCACCTCGTAGAACAATGCTTCTTCATTTTTAAATTCTCCCGTTAAATTAAACTTTACCATAATCTACTCCATAAATGTTAAATCAAATTCCTCATATAGTTCATCTATTGTGTCAATGTTTCCTTCCCTGTACTTTTCAAGAGCTTTCTGTATTTCCTCTTTCTTTGCATCCTTTTTCGATTTTACTGTATCATAGAATTCTTGCAAGATATCCGAAGAAATAGCTTTATTGGCTAGCTGTTTGTAGATTTCAGAATTTAAAAAGTCAAAAAACTCTTGTGTGTCTTTAACCTCAAGTCCATAATCTCGAAAAACTTTCAATCTCTGTTGTTCTAATTTCTTATATCCAGTCAAAGTAGAAGTCACGGAATTTAAAAATCTTTCCAATTCAAGAATTTCTTGCTTTAAGTATCGCATATCTGCCTTAACCATTTTTGCTTCACTAAATCTGTCTTTTCCTCTTGTCTGTTGTGTATAATGTGCGGCTACTCTGTAAGCATTCTTTGTAAGTTTGTTTTTTTCTAAAACACGTAACCTTTGGTTTGCCCTCTTTGCAAGTTTTCTCCTAATACTTCTTACTGCGTCAATATCTATATCTTTACGTCTTAAATCAATTCTTACTGTTTCCATTTACAATCACCTTTTCGTATCCGATTTCAACTGTTTCTCCTAATATTATATACTCACCTTGTTCTGTTTTTCTTAATATAGGTCGTTTCTCGATATCATACGTGTTACATCCTTTATTGTGTTCGTTGTTATTAAAGGCTTTAGTAGCATAATAGGGACTCTTATACGTGTCCCTATCTTTACAATAACCGTTCTTATCGAAATCAATGTTTCTTTCCATATTTTTCTTTTGCACTGTCGTACCCTCCTAAATAAAATCCTAAGCATAATAAAGTAATTGCTATTACATCTAACATATCATTCACCTCTCAATCCTCACAATA